CCAGGACTAGTTGGTACTATAATTCTATTACAAGCGAATTCTAATGTCGGTGCTTGTATTACAAAACCAGGATATTTGCCATCTATATATCGTCCACTATATAATCTTCCATCCCAAAATTCGCCATATCTTTCCAAATAGAAATTTAGTTCACCACCACTTATTACTACTTTAGTTCTACTTGTTTGCGTTTCAAAAGAAGCACCTTTTATAGTTCCAGTTGTAATTCTTGAGCCATCTATCGTAGTTGTTCCAGATGATGCCAGACTATTTGCTGTAACATAACCAGTTAAATCGATTTTACTAGCTTTGATTTTTACACTTCCATCATTATTTATGGCATTAATGATCGTGTTACCAGTTAATGTGATTTTATCAGCATTAATAGTAACACTTTCTGGACTTTGGTTAATTGTTGAGATTATGGAATTATTACTTGTCTTTTCCTCAGGTGCCGGAGTCCAATCAGTATATCGATTACCAGTTTCTAGCTTTACACCTTTGACATATATCGTTCCAGAACCTAATCCGTTAAATCTACGTCCAACAATTATATTCTTTACAGATTTTGCTGCTGTTTGCGTAAATTTAACCCAGTATCTAGTCCAAGAAGTGGTCAGTTTTACCTGTGTATAGCCATCTGTCGAAGTGCTTCCCGTTCCAGAACTTGGAGTTGATGATTTTGTAGTGCTAACTATATTATCATATAAGATATTTCCTGATGAATCTAACAAATTGTTTCCAGATTTATCAGTAATGGCACTATTAGTTGGAGAGGTATAGAAATAGCATACTATTATATCATTTTTAACGGTCGATCTAGCATCAAATGATAATATATATTCAGTTTCAGTTGGTGTAACATATGTTGTGTAAGACAATCCTTCCGAATAACCACTTGATGGATAGCCACCTAGATTTTGAGATGTATCGCTGGTATTTTTTAGTAAATTTCGTCCACCATATTTTATACTACTAACAGTACTCGTAAGACCATCGATCTCAATCTTAACTTCTGTTGATTTTGCATAATTTTCAAGTTGTGCGTCGGTATATTTCTTGCCTTCTTCACTTGCTTTTAAAACTATATCATCAGTTGAGTTTTTAATTAATGTTTCAGTTTGAGCTTGGGTGTAATAATTTTCAAGTTGGGTATTTGTATAGTTATTAGCCTCATCTTCTACAACTTCAACTTCTTCTGAAATTTTGTTGTAAATTTGGTTAGTATATGACACATTGATTTTGTCAGCGCTGATACTTCCAGCAGCAATCATTTCACCAAGAATTTGGCCATCCATAGTCATGGCCATATCATATGTTTGACCGCCATCTCTAGAATAACCAAGACCAGTTACACTCCACTTCCATAACTTTGTTGCTTTAGTATAGTCTTCGGAATCAGATATACACAAAGCTTGTGGCTTTCCAGTCTGTTCGCTCATTTCAAGTGTGATAAAACCATTTGTAGCCATATTCATGATAGACGTAGCATTCTTTTTAGCCTCATCTAGGATGCTTGATGATTTTGGAATATTTTCTATCTTATTCAGAATATCGCTATTAATCTGGTTGTTTACAGATGTCAGACTTCCAGTTGCTGAATCGCCAAGAGTAAATGTCGTACTCTCAGGATTGTTAAGAGGTATCTCCATTTCTCGTACAGGAAAATATCTATCCATTCCATGAGGCTTCGATATAACTCGAATTTGATCAAGAAAGTTAATACTCTCAACATCCGCATTTAAGTAATGCAAATCTACAGCCGATAGCTCAAGTTCCATAGCGTCAAACTGTATCTCTGCCAAATAATCTTCAGCTTTCTTTAATAATGCCTCAGGTGTTGTAACATCTTCCCAATCAACAACTTTCTCAATCCATCCATATTCATCTACTGCATCTTGTGATACTACATAGATACTTCCATCATTAACATCTTCAACTGTCAGATAAGCTGTAAGCGCCTCAATGTCAGATTCTTCAAGTTGTTCACCTCTTGGAACTACAACTGTACAGAAATCGCTTAAGTCATATGATTTTGTAAAATCGAGTAAATTCTTACCAAACTCAATTGTTTGAGTATTAGTATTTGGATAGTCAGCAAGATAATCAATATATCTTACGCCATCTTCTTTTCGAACCCTGATATGGCCACCAAGTCTATCAATTAACTTATCATTAATACAATCAATTGTTTTCTCATAATTTGTGTATCTGTACAATGAATCATTTGGGTCCGTAACTGTTACAACCCCAACTATAAATTGTCGATTTTCTGCAACTTTTGCATTATGGATTTCTATTAATGTTTCAAGAAATCCGCGAACAGTCATGTCATGATATTCTGCTGGCGGTTGAGTACTGTCATTAAGAAACGCAAGTTCTCCTTCACAAACCATTTTGCGATTTTTCCAGAAATCTTCTTCTTCACTTAATACTCGTCCAGCCCAAATTTCTTTATCATCTTTTTCAACTCGTATATCAGTTACTAAATGCTTAATCAAAGTGTAACCAACATTTGTAGTGGGGATAGTCATTTCCAAAGATCCAGCTCCATTATCAGCCATTTTGAGCTTTGGTTCTAGGACATTCGTAGAGTCTTCGATGTATTTATCATTATAAATAAGAGTATCATCTGCAAATATTTTATACATTTTACAACTCTCCTCTCCTAAAACTTATTGATAACGAACCAGTGTATTTTGACACTGTTGATGTTCCACCCAATAGTGCATCTCCGCTACTATCAGTTATATTATTTCCTGATGAGTCTTGACACTCGACATATAAGTCATCTGGAACCTTGGTATTTGCGTAAATTACTATATCACCTCCATTAAGTAGTATATCACTATTTTGATTTGAACCATCTGTGAAATCTTTTGTAATATTGATCCCCATTGATGCATTTACAAATCGTAGTGTAATACCAGTTCCCATAGCACTTGATACTATAAAAGTCGGTGATATAATAGCTGTTCCAAACAAACTTCCACTAAATTCATAGGGTGCTGTTGCTTGTGATATTTTAATGTTCTTAAATATATTATCTGGAATTACTCCATCCTTGAAACTAAATGGGTCCCATAGCCAATCATCCAAAGAAGATAATACTGACCACTTGTATGGATTAACATCATAGTCTATTGTGATCCTTGACCAGTCTTTGTTACTTTTCCAACTATTTACACTAAATCGTCCTTCATAGTAATAACCTCGATCATCTTCAAGAATGGCTTTCATCATTTGACCATGTAAATAATTCATGATCTCGCTATAGATGTCATACCATTCTCTATCTTGATCTACTACTATAAATTCGATTGAACCTGATCTATTATTATAGACTGGATAACCAGTAAGGGATTCAGTCAAATCAATGACCCCATTCCCTCCTGGTATATCAATAGTCTTAGTCTTAACAGTTGGTGGATCAAACACTGGCCTTGAAGAGGGGGCCAATCCCCAATCATCCCAAGTATTTTTGTCGCCAAATGTAATTGAGTGATACATTACTTAGATCCCCCTCCCTTTGTATACTTGTCTCCTACCCAAAGCATTATCTATTGGGTTAATTAATTGTCCTACAAGCGTTCCTGAATCAAGAACTACTTGTAAATTTGTCATTGCTGACTTAAGATCTGCGATATCTCCTCTAAGTTCGCTAATAGTACTTGCTACTGATTCATTGTCTACAGTCACTTCAATTGTTGGATTGATTGCTTCTTCAGCAGAACCAAATAGACTTGATATATCAGCGGCTTTTGCATAAACATCTGAAATATTAAATCTAGTTGTTGCAAATAAAGAGTTAATATCATCTAAACCAGATTGAATTTCACTTAAATCCATTACCGGTCTTATTATAGGATCCGCAATATCATTTATAGATGTTGTAACACCTTGAATTGCTGCGGTTCCTACTTCTTCACCAGCTTGTGCTGATTTTGCTACATAGGTCATTAATGCATTAACAAATCCAAGTCCTGCATATTCACCAACTTGACCCATTTTCTTTGATGGTGAGTGCTCATCCAAAGATCTCATTGCTGCTTCATAAGCTGCTCTACCTATTGATGCTCCAGCTGATGTTGCGGCACTCATTTTGGAACTTAATCCATTTACAAAGCCTTGACCTCCATTTGCTCCAATTGTGTAGAAGTTTTCAATTACAGAATTACATCCTTCTATTGCTTTCTGAGTAAATGTCATACCAATATTATAAACTTTTTGGTAATTATCAGTAAATGCCTTGATGAATTGTTCCACTGACAAAGTTCCTTTCTTGTAGAACTCTGGTATTTTATTTTGGATTGCTGTTAGAATCTTATTAATGGTTGTTGTAGTAGTTGAGATTAGCAAAGATTGTTTACTAATAACTCCATCTGAGAGATTGATCATCAATTTTCCACCCATGATTTTGAAATCTGGATAGTTTTTTTCTATCGATGATGAAATACTCTTGATCATGTTGCTTCCAGCAGTTGTTAGGTCTTGTGTTTCGGTTCCACTAACGAACATTTCAGTAATTCCTTGAATAGTTTCACTAACATAACTACTCAATGTACTTAAACCATCGACTATTCCAACGCCAATACCTTCTGTTAAGTAGGTACCAACCTCTCTTGCCATCAATTGCGATGGTGATTGTATCTCCCCCTCTGTTTGAGCTGCTTCAACAACATTATCAATTACTTCGGATATTGCTTCTTCAGCTGCTGTACTGTTTGAGATACCCTCCCCAATTCCTTCTACAGTATATTCACCTACAGATTCTGACTCTGCTTTAAGTTCTTCTGTCTTTGCATCTGATACGGCTTCTGTTACAATGGAACCTACAGATTCGCCATCAAATTCTGACAAACCTGTTTCAAGTCCTTCTACAGCACTTTCAGCCATTGTCTTTGCTGCATCAGCTATATCAGTTGCTCCCGTTTCAAATGGTGCTATGCATTGATTTACGAATGATGTTAAACTCTCAAGTGTTCCATCAAACATGGCACCAAAGTCTACAAGATTTACCTGAGTATTAACTGCTCCAAATAACTCTTGTAGTTTTGTTTCTGTTTCTGTTCTAAGTGTAGTTAACTGAGCCGCAGCCGCTACATTAGCTGAAGCTAGTTTTGTGTCATATAGATTTGAATAGTTTGTAAGCTCACTATCAGTCATTGAGTTAATTACTTTCAACTGTGCTAATGAATCAACTCCCAATGTCTGAAGATATTCAAGTAATTTTGTGCCTTCAAGTCTCTGGTCAAGAGTTGCCATTACAAGAGCGTATTCATCAATAGCTTTAATCTGATCTTGTAAGTTCTTAACTATTTCCTCTTTTGATTTTGCTTCTTTTTCATCTAGCTCGTCAAATAAATCTAATGACTCTGCTATTGAATCAGTTGTTGATTGCCATTCATCTAAATAATTCTGATATATCTCATTTGTATCTTCAAGCATCTTTTCCTTGAAGGCAACAAGTTCCATATCCTTGTAAGTATCGGCATCAGCACCTTCTTGCTTTATTTTGAGCAACTTAGCCCAA